GAAACACTCATGTTTGTTAATAGCATCATACATTAAATCAACAGTATTGTGATGGGGAAATATAGGATGCTTACAGGTGTATTCAGGGACTACAAATGACATTAGAAATGATCCCCTAATCCTTCTTGTGGTACAGGTTTCCAATCCTTACCATAGTATTTTTCTAAGATATTATGATGTGGAGCACGATCAAGTTGCTCTTGTGTGAATTTATGAGACTTAGGTGGATCTGGTGGAAACAACTCGGTCTGTATACCATGTGCTTCCCAGAACCATTCCTCTGGATCTTCACCTTTCATATGAGTGAACCCATAGAAAGAACCATCATCTCTCACATATAACATGTGATGGTCATGTGGATTGAGTAACCACATCTTGCGGATTTTATCGGTAGTCTTGTAACCGATCTCTTCCTTAGTTAACTTCTTCATCCATCATCATCTTCAAAGACCTCATCATAGTCGTTAATATCTGGAGTTTGATCACTATAATTATCATACTTATATGCATCAACATCTGAATAAACTTCAGACTCTAACTCCTCAACTATCTCCTTCAAAGCTCTTATTAAGACTTTTAATTTCCCCTTATTCATTTTACAAAATACTTATTAACAACCTCTATCTGATCATGATACCGTGCAATCTTATCAACCTCCTCCTGAATTGCTTCGGTGATATCTGAATGCTCTCCTATACCTACAGGATGCTCTAGATATACATTGACATTTGCTTTATGCTTTTCTATTTCTCCTTGAGCATGTGCTATCACTGCTCTGATTAGTTGTTCACGCATGTGTAGTGCCATAACTATACTCTTTTTTAAAATTATACATTAAAAAAGGGGGTATGTAAACCCCCTTGATTATTCTAAGCAGTTGCTAGTTCTTTCTGGAACTTAACACCACGATAGGTTTCTTCAACCTTCTGTGTCTGCTGTGCTTTGCGTGTATCAGTGTCATACTTGACACCACGATAAGTGACTTGTGCCATTGGGTTTCTCCAAAGTAGTAGGGGTTTTAATCCGTTCCTTTAGTCAACTTGTGCGTCCCATATACATTCTTCCGTATTGCTCTTTACCATCTGAACCAATTCGGTTCTATATTCTGCGGAGGGTGCTATCTTAGAGATAATACCTTTAGCATTTTCGCAAGTTAAAAGAGCAGTGATTAAAATGTCCATGAGATGAACGATCCGTTCCGAGTCGGCTTACTTGCGTCCTCCAGTCGAAGGGAGGATGAACGTTGTGTTAATACTAACACATGTGATCTATTTAGTCAAGTACTTTTGTATAACGTTATACTATTTTAACATTTCATCCCTAATAAGCTTTGCTCTTTCGTTCTCTTCACATAATTTCTGCATCCATATCCTTTCTTCTAGAGTTACTTCACCATCAGTGCTTATCATACGACAACAAATGTCGATCACTTGGTTTTTATAATTGGTACTAAGAACTGTCCAAGTCATGAGGTTATAAAGAATTTTTAACATGTTCTATTGCTGCTGGTAACATAGCATACTCTTGTCTTTGTATTGCTTTCGTTAAAGATGTTACATCATCTTCTGGAAGAATAGGAACCTTTGCTTGAAGAATTATTTCTCCACCATCAAGTTCCTCATTCACATAATGAACAGTGCATCCTGTCTCTTCATCACCCGACTCCATTGCTTGTTCTACTGCATGTAATCCTTTGTACTTGGGGAGTAATGAAGGATGCACATTAATAATAGGTACATGAAAAGCATCAGGATTTTTAATGATTCTCATATATCCTGCAAGAACTATAAGATCAACTTGCCATACCTTAAAGAGTTGAATCATTTTATCTTCCTCTTTAGCATTAATATGGCAATGAGGAATACCAAATTTCTCTGCTCTCTTTACAGCACCACATTTCTTCTTGTCGTGAACCATAATCACAACTTCATCTTTATTACAGGTTCGGAGTATGTTCTCGAAGTTGGTTCCGTTGCCAGAACACATAACACCTAGTCTCATTCTTGTAGTTCGTCTAAACGATAAGTGTATTCAGGTACATCATAAGGACCATTAAGTTTCTTTTGATAGTCTCTCTCATCAAGAACTTCATTGATTAACTCTTTGAGTTCTTTTCTGAGTTGAGGTTCAATTAAAGGTAATGGTGTAGGATTGAATGGTGGATAGATTGGTTCACCAGTTTCTGGATCTCTAGGATATACATTATCCATACATCCTTTTATTGTGCCACCACTCATCCCTTGGGTATCAATCTTATCAGTCATAGTGGATTACCATGCTCATCAACTAGTCCAAGTTTCTTTACTTGTCCTAGATTAGATTTCTCAGCCTTCTTAATTTTTTTATATTCTTTAAGAAGCTTGTCTACTGCGTCCTGATTGATGTTTACTTTTAACTCTTGTCCTTTGAAACCCTTTCCTTCTTTCTCAATGTATTCATTGATTCCATTTTGGATTTCACCTTCTATAATGTCGTTTATCTGATCCCTAATTTCATCACTCATCTCTCTTCCTCGGTTTCTTTGTGACTTTCTTTTTGGGTGGAGATGGATTATTAGAATTCCATTGCCTTGGGTTTACATTACCCTTAGTCCAAGAAATGCTTTGCAACCCTTCCTTATAAGTATCCCAATAGTGATCAAAGATTTCTACTCTACTGTCTGCCATGACAATATCATATGTTATCTTCTCTTCCTTAACATAGGTTACTAGATAAGCACTCTTAGGTAAAGTCTTATCATCTGCCGCAGACTTTTCACACTTTTCATTAATAACTTTCACTTTAGCTTCTTCCACCCCACTGAATATCAGGATATGCTTCACTTACAACATCCTTTTCAATCTTATACTTATCAGAAAGATTTTTATCTTTAGCAAGAATAAGAATATTTGCTTCATCTACATGAAGTCCTTCTAACATCTGAATAAAGATTGTTTCTCTACGAATTGTAGAAAGACTATCATTACCACCCTTTACAAAAACATAGAAGTTCTTCCACTCTCTACGCAATGATGAATGATCTGTTCCTAGTGGACTGTCATTTGGTTTATAAGGAACGTCGCCTGTAGGAAGAAGAGAAATTACTGACTCATCAAAGTTCCATACAAATAAAGCTTTCAATGCATCATTTTCATATTCTTTAAGAATTTTTACCTTATTTGCTGTGGTCTTTTGTTCTGATACTAAGTCTAGTATCTCATTCATAAAAGGATTAGGTGGTAACTTTGGCTTTGCTTTCCTAGTCCTCGTCTTCTTCTGTGGTGTCTGTGTCATGGTTGTTTTCAATTCTTAGAGCTAAAATTTCATCGGGAACTAACTGTCCGTTAGCATCAAACATCTCTGGATGTGTGTAAACTACTTGAGGAGTAGTTTCATATGAATGCTGTCTTGCCATCCATCCTATCATACCTCCTACTAATAATGCAAGTATAGACATTGCTGTCATAAGTGTCAAGGTTACTACTAATGTTTCTGACATGGCACTGCTCCAGATAGTTTATTTTTTTCTAATGTCCAAGTAAAAATTTAAATGAAAGACAATCTCCCTATTCCAGAGTGCGATTAACTTTCCAAACTTTACTTGAAAGGTTTTGGGTGGGTCTGGTTTTTTCCTCCTATTTCTAAGTAGTAATTCTACACCACGATTGATCTCTGTGGTTTCTTTATTTAGATTTCTTTCTTCTGCCTGGTCTTCGGTCACGTTGATACCTCCATGCGTCTTCAAGAATGCCATACAAATAATTCTTTATCTTTCTTGCTTGTGGTTTAGGTATATGACCATATGCTTCACGTAGTTGCTTATGGTTGTTGTCCTGACCACCCTTAATATACTCTTCTAACTCTAACACCGCTTCACTCAATTCATGTGCCGTAGAACTCTCTACAAGAGCATCTACCTCCCTTTTTTTAGTCTTACGGTGTTTCAAATAATCATAGAACTTCAATTGCATCTTGCCCTTAAAAGCTAGTTCGAGGGCATGTTCCAACATGTCGTAAACTGTTTCAAAGTCGTCAACTGTTTTCATCATACTAAGCTGTTTTCTTTTAGATACTTTACTGTGTCGGTGCATCCACCAATATTAGTTGAGTCTATGACCACTTGAGGGAATGTGGATCCTTGGCCAAACTGACCATAGAAACTTTCTTTATCGAAGTGTTCATCAAGTTTATAGACTCGATGACTCAACCCTGCTAATTGTAACACCTGAACGACCTTTTCGCAATAAGGACATCCATCTTTGGAATAAACTGTAAAGTTATTCATTAATTTCTTTTGATTTGTTTTTAATAATGATCCTGTCATTTTTATAATCAGGAACAAATTCTAATACATCATCAACACCCCACATGAGTTCTTCATATAAAGAGTTTAATCTATCCATGTCTTCCCAAAGATCATTGACATGAACTTTATCATCCCAAACGTTTTCTTCTGGTTCCAAGTCTCCGTGCATATGTGTTCCTCTGAACAGTTTTTATTTAGTTTCCATTAAAAATGGAGGGACTATTAATCCCTCCATATCCTAACAAAGATGTCTTTTTATTGCAACCTAACCGATAGCAGGTGCAACAAGAGCAACTTCAGTCTCACTAGCAGATGCTAGATCAAGTGGGAAGTTGTGAGCA